CTATTAAAGAGCCTGAATTTGTAAGAATATTTAATGAAAAAAATTTAGGAGTTAAATTGAACGGAGTAAGATTAAGAAAGTTAGTTAATTATATTAGAGCCAATGGCATAGTACCTTTAATAGCTACATCAAAAGGTTATTACATTAGTTATGATAAAAAAGAAATTGAAACACAAATCAAATCTTTATATCAAAGAGCATCAAGTATTAAGAATTGTGCTAATGGTTTATCTAATTTTTTAAAAGAGGATTTAATAGTTAGTCAATCAAATCAAATCAAATTAAACATTTAACCAATAAAAAACAAAAACATGGAAACTAAACTAAACAGCGGAGTAGCGTTTAAGAATGCTAAAAAGACAAATGAGAAACAACCTGACTGGACAGGAACAATTAATGCAAATGGCAAAGATATGCAAGTTAGTGTATGGGTAAAAGAAAGCCAAAAAGGAGTTAAGTATTTATCTTTTGCTTTACAGGAACCATATAAAAAAGAAAAAAATAATCTTACACAAAGTGCAAGTAACTTTATGCCAAATGATTTTAGGATTGATTCACACGATGACTTATTTTAATTTAAACACAAAGAAAAATGAAAGTAACAGTAGAAAAAACAGAAAAGGTTGAAATAGAGGTGCAACTACCTTTATTCACAAAAGACAAAGAGCGTTATTATAAGATTGAGGAAAACAAAACAACTATAATATGCTTATGGTCAAATGAGGTAAGCGTAAAGATAACTGAGTTTGCAATGAGTTATCCATGCGGTTATGAGCAAATCACAGAGGAACAATTTAACAAAGTAAGAAACAAAGCAAAGCAATTTATATGAAAACTAAAGAACAAACACAGGAAAAAGAATTAAGCATTAACGAGCGTTTAATAGCAATTCAAAACGAGTTAAAAGTGCCAAAAGGAAATTATAACTCATTTGGTAAATACAAGTATAGAAGTGCAGAAGATATTTTAGAAGCTGTAAAACAACTTTTAAATAAATACGAATTAGCCTTATTATTAACCGATGAAGTAGTAATTTATGGAAATAAATTATTTATTAAATCAACCGCAAATATATCAACTAATTGCAATAGCATATCAGTAAATGGCTTTGCGGAAATGAGCGAACATAAAGGTATGAGTAGTGAACAATGCACTGGCACAGCTTCAAGTTACGCTCGTAAATACGCTTTAAATGGTTTATTCTTAATTGATGAAACAGAAAGTGATGCTGACCATGACAATAAAAAAGAAATACCTAAAAAACCTATTTTAAATGCAGATACAGAGCAGTTTGGTAAAGCGGTTGAGTACTTAATGAAAGGTGGCTCAATCGAAGCTATAAAGCAAAAATATGAAGTAAGTCAGGAAGTAGAAACTAAACTAATAAAGTCAATCTAATGGAAAGCACAATAGAAATATATTCACCTGAATGGTTTATAAACCGACAAGGTAATTTCACCGGGAGTGAGGTCTGGCGCCTAATGACTGAAGCACGTTCTAAAAAGTACGTGCTATCTAAAACAGCAGAAACTTACATACTCGAAAAGGTATGGGAAAAATTAAGTGGTGAGGTTAAACAAGGCATTAATAACTTTGCAACTGAATGGGGAAACGAACATGAACCAACTGCTAAAAAGTTTTATTCATCTGTAACTGGCAATGAAGTTAAAGATAGCTTAATGCTTTACTCAAATGAAATAGATGGCTTAACAGGCAGTCCAGATGGATTAGTAGGCGAAGATGGGTTAATTGAAATAAAGTGCCCTTACAATGGCGCTAATCACTTAAAGCATTGCTTTATAAATAATGATGAAACTTTCTTAAGTGAACAGCCTGAATACTATTACCAAATGCAATGCTATATGTTATTATCAGGCAGAAAATGGTGTGATTTCGTTTCTTTCGATCCTCGTATTATTTCTGACTTAGGATTGTTTATTTATCGAGTAAATTCGAATGAAGAGGTAATTGAAAAGATGACTGAGAAAGTTAAGTTAGCAAGGGAACTATTTAATCAATATTTTGAATCATTTAATGGAAAAAAATAATTAAAACAATGGAACACAAAATCATAAACACAGGAGATTATCTGCTAATAGTAGATGAATCAGAGATTAAAGATGGAGAATGGGTATATGTAATTGATGAAAATTTTTTAGCAAGATATTTTTATAATCTTAATAGCAATTATAAAAAGGTAATTAGTCATTTACCAGTCAACAACTCACCAATACTTGAAGGTGTAGATTTGTTACCCCCTATGCCATATGAACCTCAAGAAGCATTTGAAGAAGCAAATAAAAATAATACAGCAGGTATTTTTGGTACAAAAAACAATCCAAATGCTGATATATTTTTCAAACAAGGTTACAAAAAAGCCAAAGAGAAGTATAAGTACACAGAGGAGGATTTGATGAAGGCGATTGATATGACAAGAGAATATACTCCAGATGTAGTTGGATTTACAAAAGATGAAATCATACAATCCCTTAATCAACCCAAGATGCCTGTTAAGTTTGTGTGCGAGATGAAAAAAGATTATAGAAAAAATGATGATGGTGAACCAATAGGTTTACCTGTGCATGAAACTTATAAACCTAAAACAACAACTAACTCACAAGGTATTATTCAATGGGTAGGAGAATATATTTATTAAACAACTAAAAACAAATACATATGAAAAAACAAACAGCAGTAGAATGGTTCATTGAGCAATTAACTAAAAATCCTCTACCTCAAAGTAAAGATGAATTTATAGATGGAGATTTAGTAGATATTATAAATAAAGCCAAAGAAATGGAAAAGCAGCAGATTATTGATGCTATTGTGAATACTCAAAAAGAGTATATTATCCAAGCAAGTTGTTATCCACCACAATTTATTCTTGACAAAGCTTTTAATTATTATAAGGAAACATTTAAACAAGATTAATAGTTTGTATAAACTAAACAAACAATATTATATGAATGAATATATTTTTGAAGTAGCATTTCAATTTCATAGATTAGGAAAATATTATGGAAATACAAGTGATACTCATTTTTCTGATATTTATGAAGAAACAATTAAATTAATAAATAAAACATTTTACAGTATGAATCCAAAAGAAAAAGCAGAAAATTTAGTGTTAAAGTATTTAAAAATAGAAAATAATACTAAAGAATGGTTTAATAAAAAAATAGCTAAACAATGCGCTTTAATAGCAGTTGATTTGATATATGAAGGTAATTTTAAATTACCTTTTGGAGCTTATTTAGATGAATTTGAAGACAAAGAAAATTATTATTCTTATTGGGAAGAAGTTAAAAAGGAAATTGAGAATTTGTGAAAAAAATTAAAGATAAAAAATGCAAGGAGTGTGGGAATGACTTCACTCCTTCTAAAACAACTCAAATAGTTTGTTCGTTTAAATGCGCATCCGTATTAGCTGAAAAGAAAATGTGGAAAGAGAAAAAAAAGATAATGATTGAGAATACTCGCACACGTACTGAATGGCTCGGAATTTTACAAGTTGTATTTAATAAGTACATTCGTGAAAGAGACAAAAATAAACCATGTATTTCATGCGATAAACCATTAACTGCTAAATTTGATGCCGGTCATTACTTTTCAGTTGGTAGCTATCCTAACCTTAGATTTAGCGAATCAAACGTGCATGGTCAATGTGTATTCTGTAATCAACACAAACATGGTAATCATATTGAATACGGAATAAGGCTAAAAGATAGGATAGGCGAATACAACTATAATAAGCTATTTAATGCAAGAGGTGACGCTCTAAAACTAACCTTAGATGAAATACAGGAACTAATTAAAATTTACAAATTAAAAATCAAAGAACATGGAAAAACCACTAACAATTGAACAAGCTAAAACAGAATTTGAAAGTCATTTACTAATAGCTTTATTTAAAGCAACTGTTGAACAGTCAACTTTACTAACTGGAAAATACAAGCAAAGAATGAAGCACGATTTTAACAAGTGGCAAAAAATAGGCTTTGAGTTGGTCCAACAATTAGAAACTCGAAACTTTACAGATACTGAATACATAGATAAACTAAGTGATATATTCCACAATGTAAATTCAGGAATGAGAGAAGAGTTTTATAAAGGTTTGGAAAGTTAAAATATATTTTGTATATTTGCATCGTCTATGTGCGCAGACAATTAAATTATTATACCCTTTGGTGAGTAGAGAGCGCACACTCGAAAGCCGAAGGGTTTTTTATTAAAAGTTATTGGTTATCTTAAAACCATTAAAATTATGGAAAAAATTAAAACAATATTTTGTGCATCAACTTTACATTATGTTGATTCAGAATTAGTTGCTTTTTGTGATAACAATAATCAACTTTACATAAATATTTATGATCCAGAAAATGAAAATTTTGATGCT